TTCCTGATTTTGTTGTGTCAAGGCCAAAGTAAGCGTCTTTAGGGCTTGCCAAATCACCAGTTTCAGTTGATCTCCTTAATCGTGTTTTTGGAAACGCGAAAGAACCAGTGAAAGTTCCGTCGAATTGGATAAGTGCATTGCTTGCATTACCGCCATAACCAGCGTCCATTGGGCGAACCATAGCTTCTGCAAATGCAGTAGTATCGTCACCAAACGCAGTTGGGACAGTTTGGTCAGAGCCAGAAACTGAGAAGCCTTTATACCTTAAAGGCCCGAAATATCCAAACGGAAGAAGTTCTGGATCAGTTGCGCCGCCATGAACATCAGGATCCATGTCCACATAAATGTATTTTGAACGATTTTGGAAATCTCCATATTCTCTAAATCTACGGTCTGTATCAGACCATTCTGCATAACTGTTACCAATTTTCTCAGCAATATAGTTTCTAGAATATGGATTTAATGTACAATTTGTAAATGATTCTAGAGGTTGAGCTGCATTGTCTGTGTCTTTTGCATCTCTGATTTCTACTGTAAAAGAACCATATTTTTCAATATCGTTTGCAGATGGCCTAACATCTCTAATTGAGATCTTAATGTTTGCTTGATTCCATTGACCACCTTCAAGAGCTTTAAATTTGAAAAGCTTTTGCATGTTTCTTGGGCTGTAATCTCCTGGAACTCCTCCCAAGTCTTGACCAATAACCCAGCCAGTTTCTGCTTTTGTAAGGCTTGCACGATTGAGATTAACATCAGTTGAATCGTTGTGCAGAGGCAAGATAGCACCGTAAACATTTCCGCCTGTGCCATTGTTAGTAATGCGCTCGTCGATGTCTCTGTCAAATGTTTCCCCAAGGAAATAATTCTTTACAGAACCAGATGCATATTCACGAGTATTATCAACTAGAGTTGGATTTGTGTTAAAAACTTTTCTAATGTAGTTTTTGGAATTTTCTCCAAAGTTAAATGTAAGGGTGTCAGTGACTGCTCCACTTGAATCTCTGATGACTGCATTAAATTCAAGATTGGCACCAACTGACTCAATAAGGTGATTTGTGCTGCCAGTTGTAGTTACACCACCAGCAACTGTTCCAGACAAACCGACTGCACCGTCTTGGCAATAGAATGTGGCTGCAAGAGTACCAGTTTGGGCCGTTCCGCTATTAATCAAGAACAAGCCATAAGCAGCTCCGCTAGCATATGAGTTTGCAACAGGAGAATTACCAACTTGCCAACCTGCTTCACCAGCAGCTGTAGCGTCATCACTTGCGCGACCAAGAAGTCTCACATAAGTGATTGGGTTGTTGTTTTTTAGCCATGCTTGTGCTGCATAGGCACCGTATGTAGGAGCAACGCCATAGCCTCCATCTCTCCAAATATCTCCACCTTTGTTACCTGCTTCTGGTGAGCCAAAGATTTCAACAAATTCAGAAAACGAAGAAACTTTAACAGGTCTTAGACCTGGACCTTGTTGTGCAGTCCCGATGATTACAGGACCAATGTTTTCTGGAATTTGAGGTAATTGAGAGTTATCAATTTCTGCGATTTGCACTCCTGGTGATACAAATCTAAATTTATCGACGCCGGTTTTAGCCATTTATGGGAATCTCCTTACATAGTAATAAATACTTAAATTCTATAATAAATAGTATGTTATGCCTCCAAAAGACAAGGAAACATTAATCGTTATATTTGCATACTTTATGCACATTATTTTTTATACCATATTCTTAAATCTTTCTTTCAATAGAATTTTTTTTGCACTTTCAGCGAATGATTCTATATTCATGCTTCTCCCTAGTTTTTTAGCCTCGCTCCTCTTGGTGGGGTATCCATTTTTACCTTCGTTATAAGCTTGCCTCATCAGCTCTCTTAAGTGAGTAACACTAGGCTCTGCCCACTCCTGATAATCCTGATACCATCCGTTCCAATTCATCGGTGTAACTGTACTGCGCTCACTACCAATTATCATTGAGTTTGAATCATTGAGTTTTTCAGTTATTCCTCCAAATTTAGTAGTTATCACTAAGTTACCTTCACTAATGGCTTCATGAATAGGCATTCCCCATCCCTCTCCTCGATGTGGTAACACAAAACAATCACCAATATTATGAATCTCATTAATAGAACTTTCTGGGACTGGATTTTTAATTACATACACTTTTGGCATATTATCTTTGGCGTATAATTCTGACATATCTTCTAAGTCTTTTTCTATTTTATGTATTCCATGCTCTTTATGTCTTACGGGTGAAGTTTTTACAAAAAGAAGAACATCTTCGCTGCTATCGAATTCTTCATAATATGCTTGAAATAATTTATCATAACCTTTGCGATGATGCCATTGGAAAATAGAATAAAATATATATACAGATTCTATTGATTGCTTCTGTTGATTTTCGTTGTCCAAGTCGCCTAAACTATCACTATCAAAATCTAAAGGAGTATGTACGATTTCTATTGGACCTTGAAACCCTGCCTTTCTACAAGCATTGGCAGTTATTTCACAAGGAACCCAAATTTCATCTAATCTTTTCTTTATAAATACACTCCACTCCCGAGGTAAAGTATCTGTCTCCCAATAAAAATAACCTATATTATAATCACCATCTTCTTTTTCGTAAACCATAAAAGGTGGCCTGATATAGAAATTTATCTTAATGCCTTCATTGGTTTTGGGCATTTTATCAAAAAAAACATCATTGGAATCAAAATAAGCTGGAATATCTGATTTTAAAAAAGATTTTGATATGTTTCTTGATGCCATCCCATAGCCACTCTTTTGGCTAACTGAAGCGATTCTGACTCTTATTTTAGGAATGTTTAACGATGCAGACATATGAATAATTATAACTTATATAAGCGAGAAATTAAAACATTAATCGTTATACTTTCCACCTTTCCAGTCTGGAATGTCTCCAAATATCACATGTTCTCTTGGAGTTCTTACTGCAACGGCATTTTCTCTTCTTACAACAAAAGGTTGTTTTTGGTTTGAATCAGCACCAATCAAATAACCAAGAACTTTCATGTTAACGGTTGTCTCATAAACGCGAGTTTCTTCAGTCAATTCTGTTATGTTATTGTTTGACGAAAAGTCAGACTGCATAAAAGATTCATATCTGTGCCCTTGATGACTTAGCAAGACTCTATAATTAATTCCACCTGCATTTACAACAAAAGGTTGAATAAGTTCGTTAATCTGTTGTTGATATTCTGTTCTTATGCTAATTGTATAATCTACGCTGACATACACTGGCATTGGAACTGTAATCGTTTCATAAACAACTTTTTTATCTTTCTTTTTATTCGGAAAGTTTATTTGCCCACCAGTTGGTTGAACGACTCCATTAACGCCATATCTTCTTGCAGAATCAGCATTTAAAAAGTTAGCTGTCTTGTCTTGTTTTATTTCACGAGCAATTGTTACTGATCCGCCTTTCTTGTCTCCAACAGGATCAACATTGCCATAAAAATATCCTTTATCTGATAGATCTTTTGTAAAGCCATTTCTTTGAAGGGTAATGATCGGAAATATCAAAGCACCTTCACTATCACGCAAATCTTTATTGTTTTTAATCTGATTAGCTCGCTCTCCAGCAACCCAAACGATTGGAACTTTTTTAAATCCTTTGTTTGTTGTGCAAGACAAGTCAAGTTCTTTCGTAAGCCAATTATAAATTGAGTAATCAATTGTTTCCAATGTTGATGGCTCAAAAGGAAGAATCTGCTTCATTGTATCATCTTTTTTATTTGAATCTGACATTTTTATTTAGCATCAAAAAGACCTTGGCGAGCACGATAACATTTAGCTGAGATTTCAACTTTGTGTGCTGTTTGGCCAAATAGCTCTCTTGGTTGAGAAAGTGTGACGATCTCATAATATGCAGAACCATATAAAATAAAATCACCTTCTCTTACAAAAAGATCTTGATCTTCTGTTAATCTCCTTTTGTGAAAATGAATGGTAACTGATGATAACCTATCAACACCATAATTTGTAGTAGTTGTTTCAGAACCTTCCCAATCGACAAGAGCATAAACTCGAATAGGGGGTAAAAAGTTTTTCTCAATAGCCTCGCCATACAATGGATGAAAGTTTGTATGAACATTGCTGATTGGATAATATAAAACTGTTTGACCAATAACTCTTTCAATTAATTCATCATTAACTTGCTTAACCAAATCTCTTTCTTTTTGATTAAAAAAGAGTGGAGGAGGCGGAGCGTCTGGTCTATTCCATTTGTTGTCGTCTGACATTTAAAGCCTCCTTATCCTACATAAATTGACATAGGAACATTTACTTGAATTCTATTTGCATCTTCTGCCATCTTAGCATCACCCTCTACCATTGCATCATATGTTAGGGTGTCTAGAATTTGCTTTAATTCTTCTTTTAATGCATTTTGCTCATCTTTTGCTTGTGATAAAAGTTCTGATGCATTTAATTGAATATCGTTTCCTGGGATTGGAATTGAACCAAACTTGCCTCTGACTTGCCCAAGCATCTCTTTTGAAACTGCTAAAGCATATTTTCTAATCCATTGCTTACCAATTGAGTTAATGTTTTCGTATGGTATGTTTGCAAATGGAAGAGTATTGACATTGTTGATTCCATCAACACCATCTTTTCTTGTTGGATCTGAATCCCAAGCATCTTGAGGAACGGTGAATTCAAACCATATTTTTGTTGGCCCACCATTCCCAACATTGGTATAAGCCGGATAAATACTTATTCTGTTATCCCTAATTTCATATGAATAGTGAGATGCCCTTGTATAAAGATTTGTTTCAAATGCCATTGCTTGCAATTTATTTTGCCAAGCTGGAACAATTTCAAATGTTGACTCGTCAGAATACTGACCATATGTATTTAAGTTTCCAACAACATTTAATCCGCCATAATAGCCATAAAATCTCCACATAGCTGAGGGGGATTTGTAATATACTCTTCTAATTGCAATTCTTTTGTTGTCAACAGAGCCACTGAAATCAACACCAGAATTTAAAGATGCAGACTGAACAACAGCTTGTAAGTCGTATGTTTGTTGTTCGTTCACTAACCCAAATGATGCAGTATATATTCTTGCATCACCAAGAGCTGCTTCTTGAGCCAAACCATCAGCAATTCTTCGTCCATACTCGAAAGTAAATTTTGGAAATTTAAGAGCAACATGAGTCCCGCTTAAAGATGATGAAAGAGGGCCAGCTTTTAATTCGCCTTTATGATCAAATGTTCCTGTTGTTGCCCCAAGAAAGTTGGAGAGAACATTTTTTGCTTGATGGTTGTTGATGATATATGAGTATTCTAAGCAAGCAATTTCATAAGATGCGTATACATTTTCTTCCTTTAATTCAATATCAAGAACATCTCCACCAAGCATCTTGTATGTAAACGCCACCTGGTCAACCGCACCAGAAATAAAATCAGTAGATGTTGAATATATTCCATAAGGAAGAGAGCCAGTAACATTATCACTTGCACCCGTAACAGGCAGCACCACCACACTTGAATTTTGAATAGGAGTTAGAACTGGAACTGACATATGTATACCTCTCAATCTAAATAGTGGAAAATGCCACTAAATGATAAAATAAAAAGCCCTACCCTCCATAAAGGAAGATAGGGCTTGAAGATTAATAACTAACTGTTAGAATTAGCCAAGAAGATCTTCAACGATTACAAGACCGTACATATCTGGTCTAACCATCTTCTTGCCATAACGAGTCATAACACCCTTACGAGGTACGAAATCTTCTGGTCCGAAAATGGTTGGAGTAACTTGTAGAGGCACATAAGGTGCATATACATAACCGCTCTCTAGGAAGCTGTTACCTTTACGACCAACGAGGATAACATTTCTTAGGAAATATGGGTCAACATAGATGTCCCATTTCTTAGAAAGTTGTCCAACACGAGTCGCACCAGCAGCTCCGCGAGTCTCATCAGCAGTTGTGTCAGCGCGGAAACCAGATGTGAACTCAAGAACATTAGCAACTTCTGGACCACAAACGAGGAAGTTTGCGCCACCACGAAGAGTTTTTCTGTGGATTTGAGCAGAAACATCGTTTACTGTCTCAAGAAGAGTCTCATACCATTCAGATACTGTACCAGTGAAATCTGGGAAAAGATCTTGGTTAGTACTTTGTCCGCCAGTTCTGTTAACAAACTTACCTGGTTTACGAGACCAGTAGTATGTACCAGCCTTAGCACCTTTAACAAGGTCTTCAAGG